CTCGCACATCTAAACTCATCCTTTCGCTGGCTTAGAAAACTTATCCGGCTTTACAGGATTTCCAAGTCTCATAATGTATTCAACATCATGAAGTGCCCCTAATAGATTTTGTTCTGCTTGTAATTGCTGATTAGCTTGCTCTTGCATGCCTATCCTTTGTCTGCGCGTATTCTCGACCCGCTCCATTAGCTCCATTCTTCGGGCTTCTAATTTCTGCATGTACGCCGTTGCATCATCATAGCCATAAAGGAAAGGTGATAAAAGCAGATCAGAGACTGGTGGCTTATATATTTTGATACCTTTCCCTCTTGCCCAGCCAAGGAAAAATTCGCAGCTTGGTCTTTGATGCTGGAACTCCTGATCTTGTGCCATATTGACTCCATAAATTTGAATGTCCTTGTATCCCATTTTAATGGCTAGTGCAATCATCCATGAAATCGTATTGGTGAAATAAACTCTCTGCCTAATATCAGGTTGATCCAGTGCCATGTCTTCGCCATAGATGTCAAATTCTTCCATGATTTCTTGTAATGGATATTCAATTGAATTTTGGATATTGGGATGTTTTCTCCACATAAGCACTGGGCATTTTAGGAATGATAAATTTCTAACTTGATTAACATCTCTCACTGTTGGTGGCTCATATCCATGGAGCTGAAACCATGCAGTCGCACGAATCGCAATTTTTGGCTTATCCATATAAAGTTCATTAAGTCCCCAAATATCAATATTTTTAGCGTCCAATGGTGCCCATTTAAGACTATCTGGTGCAAATCCTAAGATCATAACGCTATCTGAATATCGTTTAAATTCCAGAACATCATCTTTAACCTTTGTCACTTTTTCTAAATCTAATGGTGGCTCAATGGCAACATTTTTAACTTCTATTGGGTTATTTGTTTCTATTTCATTCATAAATTTAGTGGGCATCTCCCCCCAAAGGATTGCCCCTGTCCTCCCTTATATCTTTTTTTTAACTAGATCCGAATGTCGAACCTATATTGGAAACGACAAAGTATTTGGTTGCTGAAATTGCAACAAACTGGACAACTTCACCTGCATCACTTAAATTGAATGATCTTCCTGTACTGGATACAGTTGAGCCAAACTGAACTGTAGTTGTATTTGGGATAATCTTATATGAAGAAGATGAACCAGATTGAACTAAGCAAATAACTGTCTTATCCACTCCTGCATAAAGTGGTGGATCAATCCTAAATGTCAATGCTCCTGCTTTTGTGGATGATAAAGTTGTTATTCCATAACCAGTGATAGCTGTTCCGGTACTAGTAATAGCTTGTATAGCATATCTCTCATCATAAGTTTTCATAAATGGACGTTGTTCTTTCTCGAATCCCATTTTTAATTTCACCTCCATTAAGATTGAAAATGAACATCGAAATAAAAATGACCCTAACAACTAAAGTTACAAGCCATTTTTATTTCAACTTTAATATATATATGCCTAAGCTATAGCTGCCGAGAAGAAACATCCAAGATCCGCACCAACAACTTTCATGTTATAAGCAGATTCACCCTCAATTCTATTTGCAGCATTTTGCTCCATCCGGAAATTCTTAATCCGCACACCTTCGGCCCCAGCTCCGAATAAACCCTGCCATGTGAATAGATATCCAGCCGATGGTTGATATAATCCCGGTGCTGGTGCTGAATATCCGAGGAATGCATTTTTACCGTAGAGGAAACTGTAACTTGCAGTAGCAGCTTCTGCCGCCGTATTCCTTACTGCCCTTGGAACAAGAACTCTTTCCACATCAAAAAGAACAGCTAGAATATCTTCGGTTATAATCCCTTTTTGGCTGTACTTAACCCGGTCTAGAATATCTGGATGATTCTTAAGTGTGGTATAGACCTCTGGCCCTAAAACAAGAGTATTTGGCCGATAGCCAGTCTTTTGAGAAATGCTGTCAGATTGTTGGGTAATATCCTCAATTGGAGTGCTGACAATATTGTCCCATTGCGTAAAATCTACAGTTCCGACTAAATCCGTACCAGTGGTGGATCCGGTCCATAAGCCAGTTGTGAAGAAATTGGTAACCCAGTCAACTTCACGTTTGAGAAGAATTTGCTGTGTCACATAAATCGTATGGCTTCTCTCAAGTTGCAATGGTTCATCAGCATTGGCTCTTGTTTGGTCGTCAAGATCCGCATGGAATCCGAGTACATCACAAGAGTAATTGTCTGTGCTCAAGCGATAGCCGCCACCAGCAGTTTCGGCTCCGGGTGCCCTCAATTTAGCTTCATTACGGAAAAAATCAGCTTGACTAAACACGAAATATTTGTCACTACGATTATTGACTGGCACGATCGGGAATACCTTGTTCGCAATAAAATTTTTCTCTGTATTTTGAATATAGGCTACTGAAATGTTGGTTAAGGCACGGTCTACGTGCACATCACTAAGCGTTGGATTCGGCAAATTAATCACTCCTTCTGTTCATGTTTACTTAACTAAAATCGGATAATAAAAAACCCCCTGTGTTGAAAAATTGGCAAACAAAAAGCACGGTCTTACTGGGGGGGTTCAGTAATCTAGGCAAAAGCCTTGACCGTGCAAAAATATTAAATTTTTTAAATCAAACCGGAATTAAGTTGTCATCCCTACTGCCGAGAAAGCAACAGTAGCAATTCCGCTAGATGCAGAAGCAACAAGAACAGGCCCATACATTGATGTTTTAGCAGGAATGGCAGCCGTACTATAAGCTAATCCATTGTTTGCAATCCAGAAATTACTTCCCGGATTCAATGCACTTCTACATGCAATCTTGGAAATACATCCCGGTATCCAAATTTCACCCGCTTCTCCAGTGAGGGGATTATTCTGCAAAATACCAACAGGCGTAATTGCAGCAGTTGTTGCCCCAATAGCAAAATAATCTGCGGCTGTCGAAGCTCTAACACCCTGATATTGCCGATTTTGCATACTGCTAGATGCAATCAATGAAAAGCTCAAATTTTTGATATCGTATCCCATTATTTTCCGCTCCTTTCTTTGGTGTACTCATCATAGAGTTTTGGATTTTCGGCCAGAACTCTATCGATCGCCTGCGCCATAGTTTGACCTTCACCCTTGATGACAATTCCCTTGGCCAGTTCTTCAATCTTGGCCCAAGTTGTATCTGCCGATGATCTTGCATTTGAACCTTTTTCAACAAAAAGCTCGGACTTTTCGATCTTGGTATTTGCATCTTTCAGGATACCTTCTAGTTGCTTTCCATAATCCTCGGAAACATCGTAGGCTTTCCTGAGAACCGATCCAACAGCTTCTGCTGTCCCAATATTCGGGAAGGCAATCCCACGATCTAAGAACTCTTTAGCAATCCTTATTTCGCGTTCCGCTTTAAGAATCGTTTCTAATTCCTGAGCTTTCTTAACCGCTGTCTCCTGTTCTTTCCATAACATCTGGACCAATTCGCGGGATTCTTCTGGAATAGCACTCAAATCCAATGAGCCATCTTCCTTTTTAATTTTCTTTTCTGGATTCATGCCCATACCTTTCTCTTTCTCCTTTCCTGCCCCCATTTTTTCTTTTTGGGAATGTTCCATATAATCCATTCCCTCTTCATACTCCATCATCATTGACATGAGTTTATCCAAAATTCCTTTTGGAATCTGCTCTTTATATGCCTCCATCAATTTGAGTGCACCTTTAACGGCCTTAACGGCATTAGGATCTAACTTCATAGCTTTCATAGCTTTATCGACCAGTTCCTCATTTTCAAGATCAATATCCAATTCACCAAGAGATTTCAAAACACTATCTAATACATCCACGTTACAACCTCCTTCTTGATTTTTTAATAACAGAAACTCTCTCTGATTTGCAGGTTTTCCTACAAGCGAAACCTCTTCCACGTTAAGATCTTTTAGTTCATTGATTAACATTTAAAGCTCACCATCCTTAATTGGCTGGCTCATTCACCAGAATCCTCTTTGAAAAGCCGCCAATAGAGAACCCTGTATAAAGCTTTTCCTTAACACCTTCCCATAATTTGTCATCATTGACTTTAACAACCATAACCCATGTTCCCTTAGTAATTTTTTGATCTCCAAATTCATAGTTTATCGGCGCTATAAAACTTTCAACCACATCAGCTTTCGCCTTTGATCTATGGCTATTGCCAACAATTCTAGAATTTTGAAGATAAACATGCGCCACACGTTCAATTTCTTCTGCACTAATAGTGTCATTCTGGGCATCGACGCTACCGGGTTCTAAGACTACACCATAAATAAGA